GGCCCCGAAGGGCCCCCCGGTGCTTGTGCACTGGGCACGGATGACAAATCCGTGTCCTACCCCCTAGCTCTATCCAGAGTTAGGGTCTCCCTCTCATGAGGAAGTCCACGATGGGTTTTATAACCTCAGACCGACCATCTCCAAGTTCTAAGAAGAAGATTTCTTCGAAGACTTGGGATGGATTCGGCTACACTAGTGTAGCCGACTGTCTGAGGTTCTACGACCCACGTCAAGTCACGACCAGTTATCGAACTGGTCGGCCTTACGGCGTGTCATCTTCCGATTCCCTTGAGGATGTGGTTGACGCTTCAGGTTCTTATCAGGACAAGTTTCATGCCCTGAAACAGGATCTGCGCGACAACCCTCCTCTAGGAAGTGACACGGGCCACGAGTTTAACACGCTGGATCAGCGTGTTACGCTCTCGCACGCCAACGAACACCTTGAAGGTATCGATGGCGGACGAAAGTGGCGGTACGACGGCCCAATCAGTCCAGACGTGGGACACCTTGTCCCCGCACTGTACTCTGGGAGCCTGTTTGGTAGCGCGCCGAACGTAAACCAGTCGGTTTACGGTCCAACTGCTATCAAAAACACGGCACCGACGAACCCGATTGAGGCTCTCGCTGTTGGTCTTGCCGAGTTGAAATCTGAGGGTTTTCCACCCTCAGTCAACTTGGACCACTGGAAGCAACTAACTGCATCGGCCCGCGAAGCGGGATCGGCGCATTTAGAAGTCCAGTTTGGTTGGCTGCCGCTTATTAGCGACATCCAGAAGACCTTCTACGCAATCAAGAATGCCTCACGGCTTCTTGACCAGTTGCAGCGAGACTCCGGCGCTACAATACGCCGGAGGATGACGTTTCCTACCACCGTCACTGAAGAGTTCAACACTCTGAGCGCGTCCCACCCGATCTGGGTGGAAAACGTTGCTCCTAGTGCACTCGCCAGTATGATGGTTGGTAGGGCGACGGCTGGGATCCTGACTGAGTCGATACGGACGCAAAATACCGTATCTTTCTCAGGTGCGTTCACCTACTACTTGCAGAGAGATAATTCAACTCTCAACAAGCTGAAGGGATACGAGCAGAAGATCAATCATCTGCTCGGCACTCGGGTTACACCCGAGACACTCTGGAACCTAGCTCCGTGGAGTTGGCTGTCTGACTGGAAGATCAACATTGGGGATAACATCTCCAATGCTGTTCGTCTCAGTGAAGACGGTTTGGTGTTGAGGTACGGGTACCTGATGTCGGAAACGATATCAGATCATACCCTTGCCCTCAGTGGCCCAGTCAGTACGACTGGTGTCTCTGGCCCGTATGCGATCACTTTCACTACAATCCGAAAGGAACGCGTCCGAGCCACCCCTTATGGGTTCGCCATTAATCCCACGAGTTTCAACGTGAGACAATGGGGAATCCTGGGTGCCCTTGGTTTGACCAAGGCCCCGGAGAAGCTATGGTAGCTAGGGAGCTACTAGAGCCTCAGACCCGTGCGCCATCCGGCGCACGGCCCACCTGCAAGAGAGACGTTTCATGTTCACTGACCCACAGTCTGTTACCATCGCACCTGCCTCTGCTGTTTCGCTTCCGCGAACCAGCTCGGGCGTGCGATCCGGGGAGTTTTCATCCGCGGACTCGAGCATCACTCTGTCGGTTGCGCATGCCAATGGCAAGCGTATCCGACGGACTGCTCGTCTGGTGCACAAGAAGACTGCTCCCGACCCGCTGTTCCCTGCGTCGAACCTTCCGTACTCCATGACGTTTTATGTCGTGGCGGATGTTCCGACAACTGGGTACACGGTCGCCGAGCAGAAGGCCGTCATCGACGGCTTCCTCGCCAACCTTCAGGCGACTTCTGGTGCCAACATCACCAAGCTTCTTGGTGGTGAGAACTGACCGCTCCTTGAAGGCTTTCATCAAGGGAGCGAAAGCCGTCGAGAAGGGAATCCTCTTCTGCCACTTCGTGGCAGTAGAGGATCCCTTCGACACGGCTTCTGTAAGGGGTCAACGAACATGGGACAAGGATCAGACTACCCCCTGTTAGGAGGGTGCTGTGAAAAGCCCCATGCCGCTCTTGCAATGCGTACTCGATGATTTGGGTACGCTCTGTCACACAAGCACCATTCGTGATCTCAAAACGATCACGGATCGAGTAGAACACGAGGGGTTATCGTTTCTAACGATAACCCTATCTGACTTCGGGAAGGACCTCGAAAAAGGTCTGGACCGAGGAAAGATCGACTCCACTCTTTTCGTTGGTTTCCAACGAAAAGGAGGTCTCCCGAGATTTCTCTCAGGTTTCCTGTGTCGTGTGTTCGACTCTGGTACGGGCATGCTGCTCAGTGAACCTTCTCTGGCGCATATCCACGCGTTACGTCAGATAACTCTGATGTTCGCGAAGATTGAATTGCCGTGCACGGATGCACGACAATCCGACGCTATGAGGAGATACATTGAGTGTGAGCAGGAAGTACGCACTGCCGATGCGCGACTTGATCCAGATCGGACCAGTCGTTATAATCGCATCGGTACTTTGCTTTGGGCTGACCTTCTATGCCGCGTTAGCGATAACGCATCAGCATCGGAAGGCCACACCAGCCATCTCGGCTGGTTCATCCCCAAGCACGGACCGGGAAATACTGCCGACCGCCTCCGGGGAAACCGGAAGTGGCGACAGCGTGAATGGACCGAACGTCTGGAACAAGTGTTCCCTTCTGGGGAGCATCTTGTTACCAGCTTCCGCCATCACGACTACCTCCACGATGTGCGCTTCCTCGAACCTGGCGCTGAGCGACCCGTCAGGGTCATCGCAGTGCCTAAGACGCAACGAACTCCCCGAATCATCGCAGAAGAGCCTACTTGCATGCAATACATGCAACAAGCACTCCTGGGTGCATTCAGGAAAGCCATTGAGAAAGATGACACTCTCAATGGCTTTGTCGGATGGTCAGAGCAGATGCCTAATCAGCGTCTTGCTCTGGAGGGCTCTAGGAATGGAACCCTCGCTACCATCGACCTCTCAGAGGCCTCCGACCGAGTCTCAAATCAGCATGTACGAAATCTGCTTCGAAACCACAGACATCTCAACGATGCAGTGGATTCAACCAGATCTCGGAAGGCTGATGTGCCTGGCCATGGCGTAATACGCCTGGCCAAGTTCGCGTCTATGGGTTCAGCCTTGACGTTCCCGTTGGAAGCAATGGTCTTCGCGACCATTATCTTCGTGGCGATGGAACGTAAGGCTCAGCGCCCATTCCGTCGGAAGGACATAGAGTCCTTTCGCGGACAGGTGCGAGTCTACGGAGACGATATCATTGTCCCTGTAGACTGTGTCGAGCTGGTGATAGAGGAACTTGAAGCTTTTGGGCTTCGAGTAAACTCTAGCAAGTCTTTCTGGACTGGCAAGTTCAGAGAGTCTTGCGGAAAGGAGTACTACGACGGCGAAGATGTTTCCATCGTTCGCATGCGTCAGTTACTCCCCTCCCACCGGCTGGACGTTCAGGAGATTGTGTCTACCGTCTCTCTACGGAACCAGCTCTACTTTGCTGGCCTGTGGAAGAGCGCTAGATACCTCGATACGTTGTTGGGGCGGATTATTCCCCTTCCAACGGTTCTCGAGTCGTCTCCTGTGCTAGGTCGTCACAGTTTTCTGGGATACCAAACCCAGAAAACTTGTCCTGAGCTACATCGGCCCCTTGTCAAGGGCTATGTAGTCAAGTCAGAACTCCCAAGTTCAAAATTGGGTGATCTGGACGCCTTGCTCAAGTGTCTTGTCCTCGCAGAGCGCGCGAATCCTTCCGAAAGGGAAGATGATTCTCTCACAGCTGGGAAGCTGCGGCGCACTCTGACCGGTCTCTTGCCAGGAACCGGAGATGAGCACCTAGAACGTTCTGGGCGCCCCCGAGTCGTTGACATCAAACTCGGATGGCATACTCCGTACTAACGAGTATGCCAGCTTAATGGGACTCCGGTTTACCGGAGTAGCGGGTAA